AAGCGTTATGTCAAAAGTTTCAACATAAACGGTTCCACCTGTAGCGGTAAAAAGATCATAGGTCGCAGCTACCTGGTTAAGGTCAATTGTTGTGGGCATAACAATACTCTTTATGTCTTTAGGAACCCAATTTGTACCATCATAAGTAACATAGAGAATATTTGTGTCATGTTCCCAAAACGTAGACCCCGCCGGAACGTTATTTGTAGGTTTCGTGTCTGTCGAAAGCCCTACGAGATCTCGCTTACTGCTCTTTATAAATTTAACAGCCATTTAATCACCTCTTATATTTTTTATGCGGAGGGAGTCGAACAGACCTCCCTCTCCGAGGTTTTATGCGTAAACACCCAATGTCGGCATATCGTACCCGCTCATTTCTCCGGTGAATACAGTCTTGTTATTAAAGCATCCAAGACCAGTAGCCCCCGCAAGAAACGGAGTAGCGCCAGCAACATCGAGCGTATAAACATAGTTGTCGTGCATCGAGCCGGTTGCGGTGGTCGCAGCTGCAGAAATACCGATTGCGGCATTAGCGGTGTGTCGATTATGAATCCTGTTGTAAGCAATTTCAATATTTAAAGGAACTTCACCAACCGGCATGTAAATAGGTGCATACGGCGTTGCTGAAAATACACCTACTATGTTGTTGTCGATAATACTAACATCAAGATTATCCTTATTCAGAACAACGCACCCGCTGGCTGCTGTGTCTACGCCCACAAAATTATTTCCGGCAACCACCAGTCCGTCATGGTCGTTGTTGGCGGCACCCGCTGAAATACCTATTACAAAGTTTTCTGTGGCAACATTTTCGCCGACAAAGTTGTTTGTAAAATGAAAACCTTTCGCTGTAACAAGGGCTAAATAGGCAAGGTCTTCATGGCCAGAATTAAAAACACAGTTAGATAGACCGACATTATCCGCTGTAACCAGCATAGAACAAGCTGCCCCGTCCATTAAAAATTTCGGCCTGGCGTCATACCGACCATACCCAATGATATTAACACCTGCAACATCCAGGGTAATACCTCCTGCGCCTGTAATGGTTTCCTCATGGTTCGGCATGATATGAAGCGTATCGTCGTTGTCCGCTGTCATTTGAGACAGTGCATAGTCAAGGGTAGCAAAAGGACTCGCCTTCGTACCGCCCTTCCCAACCCCATCTGTTCCGATTACCGAACTTAAAAAGTAATGATCGCCGAAGCCACCGAAGGCTTGCGGCCCGATAATGGGGCCTCTAAGATTAAGAGACTTCAATATCTTCAAATTGCCAACACTCATGTTTTCTCGAAATGCCATAATTTACTCCTTTCATAGCTGACTTATGTATAAACACAGTCGGAACCCGGCCAATCCGGGTTACGGCTAAATTATTCATAAACAAACTCACACTTAACAGGAATCCTTATACGCTCTTTCATCCCTAGATATTTATTTTTTTTGCTGCACCTTAACAGAATTCTCCCAAACACGGCTGCATGTTTCATTGGCCCAATGGTATATTTAATGGCTTTAACCTTTTTCCAGTCTGTAGGAGGTTTACATTTAAAATGGGTCTGCATATTTAAAAGCCTTACTAATGATTTCTGCATCATCTGATGTGTAAAGAATCTTGTTCCATCGTGGCCGCACCCATTGATGATCTCATAATCGCCCTTGGTCATGTCGGGTTTATACGTAATATGGCTACTATCAGCATCCGGCCAGAAGAATTTAATCAGCGTAATCGGGTTGTGACGCTCTCTTGTAAAGTTTATTGGTATGGTTTTAGACATTTCTCTCCCATATTAAAGGCTAAGGTATTCTTTATTTATGCCCTCTGGTTGGCATATAGGTTGTAGGCGTTGCTGTTGGACGCCTCGTTTAGTCGCGCCTGGGCCTCGGAGCGCCATGACTGGCGTATTCCGCACGCTTAGCGACCCACCTGACCCTTTGCAGCAAATGGACTCCCCTACATGCCAACCACAAGGCACAAACTCTAAATTATTCTCTGTGATTCAAGCTTTTCCAAGGTATCCCGTGCGCCTTGAATCATTTCTTCTAAATCGTTAAGAAGCTGTAAGGCTCCCTGGTTCCATCTGTATACAACTTCATCCCTTGTAAGTCGGCTTTCGGCTTCCAATCTTTCAGCCTCGGCTTTAAATTGCTGCCTGATAAAATCAAAATATCCGCCATGCTCTGCTGACAGACTATATAAAGCCTGGTAAAATATCCGCTTTTCCCGTGGATCTTGCGGTGATTCAAGCATTATTGCCTCTTTTGCCCTTTGAGCCTCCAATGATCGGCATCCCGGGGATGCTTATTGCACTTCTCCCGCCATCAACCGGAACATTTGTCAGCACGCCCCATTTCTGAGTTCGGTTTATGGAAAACGGGCTGGGATTGTTTTGCTTGACATTCGATACATAAAACGCCAATTCGCCTTTTTTATAGATATATAAACCAGTTCGCCACACGTTTTCCTCTTCATGATACCTGCGCTGTTCGCACTTAACACCCCTGTCAGTCATTTGCTTATCGACAAACTTAGCGTTAATATTCTTTGTAATCTCAACGCCGAGGTTTTTAAGCGCCACCTGAACACAAACCCCCTGAAATTTATAAGCCTGCCTTCTGTCAAGGAACTCGAAGCGCTGTGAAACTTTAACCACCTGCTCCAACTGGTCTATGTCGTCGGCTTTTATTTCGTCTAAGGTTCTGTTATCACTCATTTTCCCCCCGATTAGAACGGTCGTCACCGCTGGTTTATACCGCTAAACTAAAATCACGCCCCCCAGCCTTATCACCCGATGGAGCTAACCCCTGCGATTGCCCCGGCGCGGGAAGCTGTCTTTGTGGTTGCCCTCCCTGCACAGCTACCTGCATCAACATTTGAGGGTCTGCGCCGAAAGCTGTTGCTATGTTGTGTATCATCATTTGTATTCTTGCGTTGTCCTGTTGCTCGTCGATGCTTTCAAGGTCGGGGATAATATCGTCTACCGGCATCTTAAGCGCTCTGACGGTTTCTTTGAGGATAGCAGCCCGCCCCTTTGTCCCTATAATTTGTAGATCGGTCTGGTTGTTGGTCGAGTTTAGGAATTCCATGCGTCTGATCTGCAACTGCTCCATCATAATCAGATACTCGGACGCCCTGGCCCTGATATTGACATCACCCCTGGCCTTTTCTGGTTCATAGATCATAATGTGTAACCAGGTTTCTTCAATTGATGGTTTTATGATTCCTACATCTATGTGGCTTGCAACTGTTTTAAGCCCCTTGCTTGCTGCGTTCATGAGCATTGAGAGCCCGCTTGCGGTCTTGCCAGCCCCGCCAACATCAGACCCGCCATATACATAAGAAGGAATACCAGTAACCTCAGAAGCTTGTTTGAAGAAATACTCGTAAACCTTAAGAAGCTGATCAACGATAGAGTTCGGCTGAAAGAATTCAACCGGCGGTCTTTGCCCCAAGCTGTCGCCTTTATGCACCATGCGCCATATCTTCCACGGAATAAGGCTTGTCATAGTTTCGCCTTCGGCCAATAAGTTAGCTAAAACAACCACTTGAGGGCCTGAAGCCATACTCATATTATTAACTATCGCCCTACCACAACCGTTACATATCTTTTGAATATCTTCCATGAGTTCAGGAACGCCCTTACCCCACATAGAAGTATTGCTTTGCTCGAAACTAGCCGAAAAATACGTTCTCCGGCCTAATGGATGCTTATTTAAGCCTGCCCCTATAATATACTGCCCAATCAGATACGCTGTGACTTCATAATCAAGCAGGGAATCTGGTACCTCTTCGGCAGACATCCCCCATCTTAATAATTGTATTCCTTGAACAGGACCCATAAATTTAATGCAATCGATAGACGTTTCAGCATTTCGACTGAACTCAGGAGGTCTGTTCTCAATTTCGGTTCTGGTTATGTCATTCGTTAGCCATTCCCTTAATCCACCCTGACCGTACTGCTGTAGAACGAGTCTGATTGCACTCTCGTCAAACCCTTCAACGCCTATTAAATTATTGAGGTCTTTGCGCTCAAATCTAATATGGTGGCACAAATACCCGGTTTGTAATGATTTTGATCCTGGGGAAGGATAAATATCAAACGGGCTCACTCTTTTATAGGTACGCTGCGGCTCCTCGGTAGTCTGGGCCATCGGTGTTCCATCTGGGTATTGAGCCCATGTCAGCTTTTTCTTCATCTGAACCATTGGCCCTTCGATAATTCCTGCGGGCATAGTAACAATATCGTGCACACACTCTCTGAGGGCCTGATACCATCCACCCTCGACAAGATCATCGTCTATCTCGTCTTCCATTTTTTCAGCTTCAGAGCTGGCTTTTGCCTTAACTTCTTTAAGAACTTCTTTTTGCAATTGTTCGAGTTGTTTTTTGAGATCGGCTTCATCGACAGGAATCCCCGCTTGCATGTTCATTTGTAGCGATTCCTGGATCTGTGTTAAAAGACCAAACTTGATTTCATCTTCTACGCCCATCGGAAGTTCAACCATGGGCGTAGGCTTTGCTGCCCATGGTCTTTCACCAGGAGGTAATAATAAATCATATATCCATGATTCAGCCGCTCTACACTTAATGTTTGTAATATTTATAAAAACCTCAGAACCGCCTTGCGCTTGTATTCGCGCAAGATTTTCCGGATCGTATTCGCCCTTACGCTGCCGCAAACTTTTTTCCATTTGTTTCTGAGTGGTCTGTTTCGCGTCTCTTGCAGCACCCCATTTTGTTCTAATCTCGCCAGCCAAATTTAAAACGATTGGTTGGCTCTGTGCCTCCCGGGCAGCGATAGTGTCTTCCTCACGCTGATCCAGCTCTTCATTACCAGTGAAGCGCATCATCCCTTCACCAGCGACACCGCCTTTTGAGAACTGTGGAGATAATCCGTCTTGTGTTTCGGGTAGCATCATATCTTAACCTCAGTCATATTTATAATCCGCTTTCGGCACCGTTGCCGGAACATTAACACTCACAACCGGCCTGATGCGCTCGCAGGCCAAATAGAGATAATTGGTTGAATGTCGATAATCGTCAGGACCGCCCAACTTACCCCGGTATCGATAAACCTTTTTACCGGTTTCCTCGTCCTCGATCAGCACCTTAGCCGTGTTACACATCTGTTTTGCGTATATTCTGACTTCTTCGTCTTCCCGTGGTAACTCTATATTTCCAAGGGCAATCCCTGTGTCTTGTAGATTCTTTGTCGCAACAAGGTTGTGAGTAGCATCGCAAACCTCAGTGCGGTTAACGGTTACAACTCGACTTTGCTCATTCCATGCAAACGCACCCTTCTGAGTTTCCTGGTAGTCACACCCAAACACCTCGAAATTAGCCGCTTTGCCAAATTCCCGGACTTTACGAGTCTCGGGATATAGATCAAACACTGCTGTAACGACTCCAAATCGCTTTGCCAGGTCATGAACATCAGTAAACGTGGAAACCCTGGCCATCTTGACAACTTTGATGCCGCCAGGGTAGGGGATAGTACCTATTGTTACATGTAAATCAGATCCAACGTCAATACCCATAGCACACGGGCCGTTGTGCCTTACATTCATCACGTCGGTTGAACATCTTGACAGAACTTCATTAACTGTCAGTCGGTTTTCAGCCTCTATGTGAGCCATGCCGAGCTGTATATTATAATAGTTTGTTAAATTGGTTGCAGGATCTTCGAACTTATCTAACATTTCAGTCATGCTTGAACGGACAGACATAAGATTAGAGCCCCAATATCCCTCCATATCTTTTGACTTGCTTGGATATTGAGCAACCCACAGGCCGTTTCGTGGATATATTTCGCGATCCCGGCACTTTGCGCACAATCTGATAACCTTACCGGTCGATAATCGTTCTAAGCAGTTCGGGAATTCCATTTCAAGACAGGTATATCTGCCACATTTATCACACTTTATCATCCATACTTGTTGATCGCTGGTTTGATAGAGTGCATCGATACCCCAGTCTGGTATGGTGGGATTAGCAAGATAGGTTTCGTTTTTATGTGGTGAGTTAGACATTCGCCCTATACCTAAATCTCTGGCATCCTTTGGCATTTCGTCGAATTCATCCCATACAACCGAGTCAGCGGAAAAGCCTTTCAGCGTGTGTGTGTCTTTCCTGCCAGCTTCGGTCTTTTGCTGCATCCTGGCACCCCGGAAGAAAACAAATGCGTTGGCGACTCTTTTGAGGTTTGCCTGATCGGTTGATTGAACATATTTGCCAACCGTGCCGGGATTATCGTTTATGAAGGGTTTGAAACGGGAGTTACTGAAGTCTGTGACATCTCTGCTAGTGGGGAATAAATAGAGAAAGCCTTGTTTATAAACACTATTGATACATTTATGCGTTTCTTTTATAACAAAAGTTTGAGTCCATCCGTCCTGACTCCCCTTTTTAGCGCATAGCCTGCGAGCGGGAGAGCGTAACGGAGCAACCAGGTACTCGTATCCTTCCGTCTTAAACGTTCCGCCCAAAAGGTTCAATTCAGACGAGTGCGCCCAATACCAGGCGTCGGCTGCGGACATTGTTTTATGAGTTATGTCTATTGCTGGGTTCATTGTTTTCGGAACCATCTATAAATACCCTTTTTATTGCATCGCATTAAAC